TCCATAGGCACAAGCCTAGGCGTTAGCTTGCCTTAATCCATAGGCACAAGCCTAGCCTAGAATATAGGCGTGCGCTTGCTAATCTAAGCCGATTTAAGGCACCATAGACGCACGATTAAGTAGCGCTAGGTGTGATTAGGTGCAGATTATTCCTAGGCGCTTAGAATAGCTTAGAATTGATAAGCCAATATAAGCCACGCTAAGACACTAGGAATTATTAGGCTATAAATACCTATAGCGCGCTAGTGCCACGCTATAAAGTGGCTTAAAAAGCCATTAAATGCCACTAGATAACAGAGTGAAAGCGCACAATTCCGCTAGTGCACAATAATTAGGTTAGGCTACCCTAAGTGTACAATCACACAAGCAGTAAAAAAATCAGAAAAAGCGCCAGTAACGCAAAGACGACGAACCAAAAATTTTACCAGTAACGCAGTTTTAACGAACCAAAAATTATCAACTTCTATCGAAGCGATCCTTAGCCTCGCCCTGTGATTTTACCAGGTGGCAAGGTTTACACAAAGTCGTCATGTTTCGGAGGGCGTGGTCGCCACCGCGATCAAGCGATAGAATGTGGTCAGCCTCAAGGGTCTCACCAGATTTGTCCTCAACCCCGCAGTTCGAGCACCGATAGCGGTCCCGGTGCAGTGTGCGTCGCCGAATAGCCTTACTATTCACGCTCGCGCGGTTCACCGTCGACGGTCGCTTATCAAGCAGCTTGTGCTCATCGCACCGGGAATCAATCGTGATCTTCCCACATACAATGCAAGGCTTCGGAAACACCGTCACAGTGGATCAACACCCGCATGAGTGCTACACAAAGCCACCATGTTCGTGGTGCTAGGTGAACCAATATTCAAGCCCACAGAGCTGGCAAAATTACCGCAATAAGCTTGACCAGGATGACGGTACCGGCACCTGTAGCTGGCTTGGCGCAGAATCCTCAGAAGCTCTAAAGTTTCCATGACTCAATGCACCTCCCAGCCAACGTTTGAAAAAGTTGAAATTTAGAATGAAGTGTGGATACCCCCCACGCCTTTAGGGGAGGCTCCCCCCCCAGGCTGTCTCTCCAGGGTCATACCCCAGTGGGCAGGAGGCTGCTCAACTGACCGACCCCAGGGGCACCCGATCAGGAGCAGAATAGGGTCCGATAATCGGAAACCCCCCTCTACCTTATACAGATGCACGCTTGAGGGTGTTTATACCAACCAGAACCACAGCTTATCAACAGCTAGTACTCCTCTGGGCCTTCACGCCACACCAGCTGCACACGATCCGGCCCCACAGTCTGCGAATTACGCACCAAAGGGCGGCGCACAATGACCTCCACGAGCGCCTGGCGGACAACCACCTCCGGTGACACCGCCAACATCGACGCAAACGACTCACCCGTCTCACGGTAAGTCTCAACCGAAGCTGAAGGCACCGCCACCAGGCTCTCCTTCAAAGCAACCAGCTTCGCAGCCAGCTCAGTGATCTGGTCTGGGCTTGCCTCAGTGAGCGCCCTCATCGTCTCGCCAATTTGAAGATTCAAACTCTCACGCTTCAAAATATTCTCTGGGCTATCAGCAGTCACCATCTCAACAATCGGCATGTGACCCAGTGGAGCGAGCTGATCAAGCACATAAGCATCCAGCTTCCACGCCGCAATACTCACCGGCCTCACACACTTATTGGTTGACTTAGCATTACACCGATACACCCTCGCATCGCCATTGCTGGACTTATGCATCAGTGATCCACACGACCCACACTTCACCAAGGAACTAAGTAGCAACTTCTCACCCGCACCGCCAGCCGTCCTGGTGAACGAGCGCCCAGCCAAAACCTCCTGGAGATCCCGCCACACCTTCAAAGGGATAATCTCCAAAACCGGATCATGCAGCAAACTGCCATCCTCATTCAGCAACAAAACACCACGCTGGGAACGCAACCCAGCCACACCAGGATTCCTCAAAACCCGGAGCAAGCCCGTAACACGCCAAGGCTTCCCCTTATTCGTGGTTGAACCAGCCTCATTCAATTCCCGGCACGCCGCACCCACACTGCCACCCGCAAGAATCGACTCCGTAGCCGTCAGCAAGAAACCAGCCTGCACCTGATTAATCACCCGATACACGCCATCGCTTCGATGATCAGCACTAAAGCCATACGGCACCGTCCCAATCGACCGACCCTGCAACCGGCGCTGGCCCTGCGAATACACCTGACGCTCTGAAATAGCCCCAGCTTCAGCCTCCGCAAACACACTCATCAACTGAAGAAACATTCGCCCCTGGCTCGTACTCGTGTCAACACCAGAGCTAGTAGCAACGAAGGCAACATCATGCTGAGCAGCCTCAGCCACAAAATCCAGAGTCTCACGGAGATTGCGTCCCAGGCGGTCAACGGATCGACACACCACTGCCGTTAGGCCGCTGGTCGCAAGAGACCGCCGGAGGCGCTGATACTCAGGACGCTTACTAGACCGACCGCTGAAGCCATCATCAACGAAGAACTCCACATCTTCGCCCTTGCTATCGGCGTAACGCTGGATCTCAGCCTGCTGAGAGGCTAGGCTCGTTCCAGCATCTAGTTCCTGGACGCTTAATCTGATGTACCCGAATATGGTCATAAGGGGAGTATATGCGTAGTGAATCGTCTCGCGAGCAGGACGCGCCACTACGCATAACTTTAGATGTACTCTGTAACGTCTCCATCGCCGACTATATCCATTAGTTCATCAATAGAAAATCCAGACGCAATACCAGCTTTCACTTCACTTGCAATATCTGAATCCGAACGCTCAACAGGGTCAGTGCCTTCGACCAGGCGCGTGCCATCAATCAAGCGAGTAACGGAGGTAGCACACTTTTCACAGTGGTAAGCCCAAGGGCTACCCTGACCAGCTAACGGTGCGTCATACGCCGCAGCCTCAACCTCACAAAGATCGCACATTGGCAGCTCTTCCATGTATACAGCTCTCATCGCTCCTCGCAATCATGTCCGTAATGCCATTCATTAGCCTGCTTCTCATTGAGTAGATCGAATATTCGACCGCACCCGTAACATTTAGCATCTGTCATATTCATGTTGCTCATGGTTCTCATCGTTTTAACCTTTCGTTCTTATTGGTGATCGTAAAATTTGTGGTCTGAAACATCCTGACGAACTGCACTGCGAAGAGCGCCACCAGTCTTTGAATCCCAACCACACGCACAAGTGGCCTCAAATCCCCACCAGCGCACACGCATCGTGTTGCTGTGGCGCATCCTCTTGCCACTTTCAAGGACAACCCACCATTTAATGTTGATGGACTCACGGCTGGGAAGCTCTGCTAGCAGTTCCTCGTAAGTGTTCATTTTGACCTTCCTTGTTGATGTAGTAGTAGACTATCACAAGTCCACTAAGGCACTTACACCGACCCCCACTAAAAAGACCCCCCGGTGAAGGGGGGCCAATTCAGTTAATTCCTAAGTTATGTCAACGACCTCGCAGCCAGAACCATCCGCAGCACAAGCCAACTCTCGTGACCCGCTAGTGCCATCCTCAGCCTCGTACAAAGGCAAATCAGCGAAGCGCACCTCCTTAGGGCTAGACACAATCAAAGCCTCGTACGCCTCCTTATTCAGCTCCGTGTACGGGGCTTGCTTATAGGTGTGTTCGCTGTACGGCAAGAAGCTGATGCCAGCTACCGAATCCCAATTCTTGTAAACCCAGTTAGCCACCGCGATCCACTCATCAGGGCGAACGTTGACCGTGATCGAAACCATGTGCTCGCTGTAATTAAGGCGATACACCTTATACAGTTCTAGGTGCTCAATCGCTGAAACCTTCTCTCGCAACCTGGCACCCTCAGGAGCTTTAACGGGGAAGGAGAACACTGTTGTCCGATCAGGAGCCGTGAGATCCGGCTCATTAGGAACACCAGAGTCAATCATCAACTTAGTCAGCGGGTCGCTGTTGCTCCCGCGAACCGTACGCGCGTAGTACTCGCTGTGCCACGGATGAATACCACTAGACACACCCGTTAGCTGAGACACAGTGCCAGAAGGCTTCACAGTCGTCACAGCAACGCTTGCAGTAATACCCAACCGCGAAGCCCACTCTTCATTGATCGTTACCGCACGCTTCTTCATGGCAGCAAGACGGGAAGGGAGCTTGGCATCGAACGGATTGTTATACATGTGATTACCGTAGATCCCAGTCAGTGATACGCCCAACAAACGCTCTTCCTCCGCGTTCTCACGCCACTCAGCGCGAACGTAATGGAAGTTAGTCAACGTCGACTGCCAGGTGCCCAGGATCGAAGCGATGGTGACCTTATGGAGAACGTCGGCTTCCGAATCTTCAGGACGAATCACAACCTCCGAAAGATTGCAAAGACCCTTACTCCGAAGCGAGATCTCTCCACAAGGATTCGTGCCCTCAATCAACTCTCCGTAACGCCGATCAGGAGACGCATTACGCACACCCTCCAGGTTAAAGATCCCACGCTCACCCGACTGAGACTCAATCAAAGCTGACCACTCATGCAAAAAGATCTCCGCTGAAGGTCGGCGAGTATATACGGCACTGTTGTTTGCAAGGGCGCGTTGCCCATTGTTCTCCCACCAGGCACCGCTCTTAGCCTTAGCCATCTCAGGATTGCTCAGATCAGACAGAGAGATCAAAGCTGAACGGCGAACACCACCACTGACAACGACATCACCAATCTTGCAAACGAGATCGTGGACCTCAATTGGTGAAAGTCTGCGACCTACCGCACCACGGAAAGTATCGATGGTGAATTGGAACAGTTGCTCTAGCGGCTCAGGGCCAGACGCACGCCCACCAAAGGTGCTAAGGCGAGCACCAAACGGGCGAACCTTGGAAACATCCCACATCGGCATGTAACCGGAATATAAGTTCTCAATCAACGTGCGATAGGCAGTAGCCCAACCTTCACGCGAATCAGCAACCTCAATAATTTCTGCCGTGTCTATAATCTGGCTGGGCACTGGAGCCATCTGCTCAACATGCTTGCGCTCCACGCTGAAACCAGCACCACACCCGTTCATCAAGATGAACATGATTTCATCAAATGCCCTGTGGTGGTCCATAGCAACAAACGAACAGTTATACCCAGCCATGTGCGAACGCTCTAAAGCTGGGCCAGCTGACATTAATGCCCTCATAGAAGGCATAACGTCCCTGTTAAGGATCGCCTTGCGAACTTCCTTAAACACCTCATCCTTGTGATCGACACCGTACTCGCTAGCCAGGTG